TGGGCACTTCGATCAATTCGAGGAGCGCCCGGTTACTGATGAGATCGCCGAAGCTTTGATCGGCATGGAATTGGCCGAAGAGATCGAGGCTGCGGCCGCGGCAAAGGAAAAGCCAACAACAGTCAAGAAAGGGAAGGCAACCTAAATGATCGACCTGGCTCGCGTGAAGCTCCACTTGAAGGTCGACGGCGACGATGAAGACTCGATCATCACCGGTTACTTCGAGGCCGCCAAGTCGCACGTTGCCATGCACTGTGACCGGGAGCTGGTCGAAGGAACGCCGGCCGGGCCAGAGCAGATGGGTTTCACCCATGACGTTGAGCAGGCGGTGCTGCTGCTCGTCGGCCACTGGTACGCAAACCGTGAGGCGGTAGTGATCGGTACGATCTCCACCGCCATCCCCTTGGCCGTTGACCGGCTGCTCTGGTACAGGAAGCGCTTCTGATGAGAGCCGGCCCAATGAACAAGCGCTGCACCTTAATGCAGTCGCAGGCGGTTGAGCGACATGGCGGTGGCCGCCCAGTGACTTGGGTGGAGGCCGGGAAGGTCTGGGCTGAGATCACTCTGCCCACCGGCCGCACCGCGCCAATGGCTGACCGCCTTGAAGTCGACATCACCGCTGAAATCAAAATCCGGTACCGGGCCGATGTAGTTGCCGGCATGCGCCTGGTAAGTCCAATCGGAACCTACCTGATCGGCGCTGCGTTGCCCGACCGAGATCCCGCGATGCTCCGGCTGTTGTGCTCGAGCGTCACCAACCCCTAGAGGTTATCAAAATGAAAGTACGTGCCTTGGCCAGTATCTCTGGCCCCATGGGCCGCAAAGTCGCGGGCGATGAGTTTGTCGTCAGTGCTGGCGATGCCCAGTCGTTGATTGACCGCAAGCTGGTAGCGCCGGTGCCTGTAGAGGCTGCGCCGGCGCCACCTGCCGAAAAGCCTACGAAGTCCAAGGCAGCTGCCGAGGAGTAAGCCATGGCCGCCCGCAGATCCCGGATGTCCGGCGACTTCAAGCTGAGGAAGACGCTTCGCAACATCCATACCCAGCTCGACAACGAATTGAAGCCGGCGATGCAGGAGGCGGCGGACAGGCTCTTGGCAACGATGAGGGAGTTTGTTCCCAAGGACAGCGGTGATGGCGCGGCTGCTCTGACAGCATTCGTTTCCAAGAGCGGCCTTGATGCCGAGATTGGTTTGCGGGGCAAAAAAGCCAACAAGCGTTTCTATTACCTTCGCTTCATCGAATACGGCACCAAGGGCTACGCCGAGGGTAAGCGGGCGGGCGGTCGCAACAAGCGCGCAACGAACAAATCTGACGGCGCTCACTTTTTCGGTAAGTACCCGAAGATCCCAGCGCGCCCAGCTCACCCCTGGCTGCGTCCGGCGTACGACGTGAACAAGGAGTTCATCCTGGCTAGCGTCAGCCACGCGGTGAGCAACACGCTTAAGCGAGCAGCGGAGGGGTTGGGCAATGGCTGATCCGTCCTTTGCGCTGCAGGTCGCGCTGCTCGACAGGCTCAAGGAGGAGGTCGTTTCCTGCAAAACCTACGATCACGTGCCGATGAATGCAGCGTTTCCGTTCATCTCTTTAGGCTATGAGACTTCGAGCAATGACGACCCGCTGGCCAGTCGCCGTGACATTCGGTTGATATACCTCAGTGTCTGGTCCGATTTCCCAGGCCAAGAGCAGATCAAGCTGCTGATGGCTGAGATCGACGCCGCGCTGCATGAGCGACCAATGCGGCTGGATACAGGACGGGTTGTTTCGATCCGCGTCATCCGAAAACAAGCAACTCCGGAGCCTGACGGCATCACCTACCAGGGCTCCGTCACCGTTCGAATCATCACCCAACACTAAACCGCTGAACCAACGCCGCGCTGCGGCTACATCACTTGTCCCCAGGAGGGCTCCCCATGTCTATCAATACCGGCGCTGGCACGCGAATTTATATCGGTCCGCGCCTCACTGCTGATTTGCCGAAGGATCACGCCGCGGCTATGGCGCTGCTGGCCGCTCTGGTCTATGTCGAAGTTGGCGAGGTCGAGAGCATCGGTGACTACGGCGACACCATCAACGATGTGTCTTTCGCCGGCTTGGCGGAAGGGCGCGCACGCCACCTCAAAGGCCTGGCGGACGCCGGATCGGTCGAACTGTCCATCGGCTTCGATGCCGGTGACGCTGGCCAGCTCAAGTTGGTTGAGGCGTTCCTCGACCGCTCCCGCTTCGACTATCCGATCAAGGTGGTCTACGTCGATGGCGAAACCGACTACATGGCCGCGAAGGTCATGAGCAACAAGAAGACCGGTATCACTGTCGAGGGCGTGCTGAAGCGCACCGTGACCCTGGGCATCAACTCCGAGGTGTACGAAGTCATCGAGCCTTAAGCGGCTGACTTCAACCGGCGCCGCAACTCTGCGGCGTCGGCCCCTCTCATTCTATAAAGAGAACAACGCATGTCCAAGACCAACCACGGTACCGTTGAAGTCACTCTCGGCGAAGAAGTGTTCACCCTGAAGCCAACCTTGAAGGCCATGAAGGCAATCGAAAACCGCTTTGGAGGCATCCTCCCAGCCATGCAGTCGGTGGGCACGGCCAATCTGTCGACCATCGCTTTCATCGTCGCAGTAGGTACCGGTGTAAACCTGGCCAAGAAAGATTCTGCCACTCCCATCGAGGAGGCGGTTTTCGAAGAAGGCATCGATAGCGCCGGTAGCCAGGTAATCCCTTACCTCAAGGCATTCCTCAACCCGGCCGGCAAGTCTGACGCCGAGCTGGAAGCCCAGGCTGAAACGGGAAACGAGTAAAGCGGGATCCCAACCTCACGGTGGTCGATGAACTGTTTAACATCGCCACCGGTTGGTTGGGGTGGCCGCCGAGTGAAGCCTGGAATACTCCGGTCGTTGAAATCGTCATGGCGTGGGATTCGAAACGCCAGTTCCTGATCGATACCAATCCGTTCGGCGGTGGCGATAAGGACAAGCCCGACAGAAAGGCCGTGGCCAAGGAGGCCAGGATGGGCTTTCGGGTGGCCGCCATGGGCAGGAAGAGGGGTTGATCTCAATTCAACTAAATTTTGGTACCATCCTCGGCCACATTGAGGAGGGAACCTATGCGCGATTTAGCATTGTTGGGTCTGATTTCTGCGCTATCTATGCCTGTATTGGCCGATAGTGAATGCGGAACCATTCAGGATAATACAGATAGGCTCGCATGTTACGACATGAAGTATAAGCCGGCCGTGGAAACCGCAGAGGCTTCCTCTTGGACTGTCACACAGTCCACCTCAAAGATGGATGACAGTAAAACTGTTGTTCTCCACACTGCCTCTAAAGAAGTTGTTCGCAAGAATTTTGGTGGTGCGGATAGCGCGGATTTATATATCCGGTGTAGTGAGGGAGTGACATCTTTGTACGTGATTCTCGCGGATAATTTTCTCGCGGATACTGAGGATTACGGATCGGTTACTTATCGTGTCGATAATGCCAAGCCATCAAAAAGAGAGATGAGCGCGTCTACCGATAACAAGGCTCTTGGGCTTTGGAGTGGCGGGACAGCAATACCTTTCATCAAAAAGATGCTTAAAGCAAAGCAGATCACGATGCGAGTAACTCCCTATAACCAATCTCCTATTACAGTAACCTTTCCAGTATCAGGATTAAACGAAGCGCTGACTCCAATACAGAAGGCTTGTAGATGGAAATGATTTTCAGATAATTAACGAAACCGCCTTGAGCGGTTTTTTTTCGCCTGGAGAAAAGTAAATGGCTGACGCCGACGTACAAGGCCTATTGATCCGCATCGAGGCAACCACGGCACAGCTACGCCAAGAGATCGCCCGCGGCGAAGCGGCAGTGGCGCAGTCGGCCGGGAAGATGGATACCAGCCTTGGCCGTATCGATTCTGCGTTTGATCGCGCAGGGGCGAGCGCTCAGAGCGCAGGTGGTCTTATCAAGGGTGCGTTGGCGGCCGCCATTGGTGCTGCGTCAATCGGGACCATCATCAAGACTGCCGATTCCTACTCGCAGATGTCGGACCGTATCGGGCTGGCGACCAAGAGCTTCGGCGAGTACAACACGGTGCAGGAGCGTTTGCTTGCCACCGCAAACCGCACCTACCGTCCTCTTGAAGAGGCGCAAGAGCTCTACATTCGTACGTCTGACAGCCTTCGCTCTATGGGGCTCAGTGCGAACCAGTCCATGGATGTCATGGACAGCTTCAGCTATTTGCTGGTGACCAACTCGGCCTCGGCGGATAAGGCGAGCTCGGCAATTGATGCATATTCCAAGTCCCTGCAAACAGGGAAGATCGATGCCGACTCCTGGCAAGCAATTCTCGCGGCCATGCCGACTATTGTTGAAACGGTTTCGCAGGCAACAGGCAAGTCGGCCGAAGAGATTCGCAACCTGGGCGCCCAAGGGAAACTCAGCCTCGACACGCTGACCGAGGGCCTGCAGAAAAGCGCTGAAGCCAACGGCCTGCTCGCTGACAGCATGGGTGTCGCGGTGCGTGATGCTTTAGTCGCGCTGAATAATGCATTCACCGTGTACGTGGGGCAGCTCAACGAGGCCACCGACGGAACCGGCATACTTGCGTCCGGCATATCGGTTCTGGCCGATAATTTCGGCACCATTGCTGAGGTGGCTGGTGTTGCTGCGGCAGGAGCGCTGGCGGTCTACGCTCGCGGCCTGGCTGTTTCGGTGGCCGGTTCGGTGCTGGCAACCAAAGCCGCCATTGAGGAAGCAATGGCACGCCGGGCCCAGGCGACCTCCGTACTGCTCGCCGCTCAGGCTGACCAGCGGAAGGCTCAGACGGCTGTCTTCTTGGCTGAGAAGGAGTTGGCGGCCTCGAAGACCCGCATCAGCGGCATGGCGGTTGAAAGGGAGCTGTCGATACAGTTGGCCCAGGCCCGCATGGCTGAGGCCCGTGCAACAGCAGCAGTTGAAGCTGCGCAGACCGCTATCGTGGGCACTGGTCGTACGCTGCTGGGGCTGCTCGGAGGGCCTGCGGGTATCGCCATGCTCGCCATTGGCGCTGCTACTGCATTTCTCACTCTCCGCGATAACACCGGTGACCTTGAAAAAAAGCTCGGCGACCTTTCTGACCCGATCGACAAACTCACCAAAAAATTCAACGAGCTTGACCGGGCCACCCAGTCGGTCACCCTGCGCGAACTTAAAAGTACGATTGCCGATGCCGAAGAGGATCTCTCGACGGCGGCCGGCTCTATCGCGTTCGAGTTCCAAAGCAGCCTGACCAACGCCGGGTTGGCTGGTGCTTCCGGCTTCATGGCCGGCATTGCGCCACTGCCTGCCGAATTCCAGGCGGCGATTGATCTCGTTAAAAAGGCCTCGGCTGATCAGGCCAGCGGGATGGTTGTTGACTGGAAGGCGGTCGCTGATCAAGTGCGCCAGGTTCCAGGCGTTACCGCTGAAGTCGCAGACGCTCTGGAGAAAAGCGGTGGGGCAGCAGCTACTTCTAATACAGAGCTCTCCAAGCTCAAAGACACCGTTTCCCAGCTGACCGGCGAAACCGATGAGCTGACACGCGCTGAGCGCGAGAATGCTGCGGCAAAGGCTGAAGCCGCTGGCGTTGGGCAAAAGTACCTTGAGCAACTGCAGAAACAATTGGGGGCCGCGCAGGACAAGACCGCCCTGCAGGCCGCAAACCGCTTCATAGCTGAAAACACTCTTCTCACTGAAGACATGATCGTCGCCATTCGCTCGGCGGCCGCTGCCAAGGATGCCCAAAAAGCCGCTGACACTGCGGCCACCAAGGCTACCAAGGATGGCACGAGCGCTGCCAAGGAAGCGGTCACCGAGGCAAAGAACCAAGCCAAGGCCCTCACCGACCTCAAGGCCCAGGCCGATATCGCCATTAAGTCGGCAACCGGCTTAGCTGCTGCGTATCTGGCTGGTACCGACAAGTCGCGCGAATTCACCCTGCAACAGAAGGTTGAAGAGGCGCTGCTTAAAACCGGCGCTGGCGTGCGGAAAGATGTTGAAAAGGCGATCAACGATCAGCAGGATGCTCAGGACAGGCTGAACGTCAGCAAGTCCGCCTACGACCTTGGCAAAGAAACCGCCGATATCATCGCCCAAGCGCAGGCAACGTTGATGGGCGCCGATGCGTTGGCGGCTTATAACGTCCAAAAGGCAATGACGGTTGCGCTTGCCAACAAAAACATTGAGGTGGGGAGCGAGGAATACAAGCAGTTACTGGCCGCGACAGAGGCTCAGCAGGACGCCTTGAAGATTGCGCAGCGGGCCGCGAACGCCGGTGGGATCATGGATCGGCTGTATCCAGAGGCAAAGCTGCTCAAGGATTACACCGAAGATCAAAAAGCGCTCAACGCCGCGATGGCGCTGTATCCGGAAAATGCCGCCAACTACCAGGCAGCCCTGCTCAAGCTCGGCAACGAGTACGAGGTCAACCGCAGCAAGGCCACGATCTGGGGGCAGATGACCGAGGGCGCAATCGATCGGATCGACGAGGCCTTCGCCAGTGCCTGGGGCAACATCGGCAGTGGTGCGGAGAGCTTGTGGGACAACCTGGTCAAGGGCTTCAAGCAGACGCTGGGGGAGATCGCTCACATGCTCACCACCAAGCCGTTATTGGCGTCGATCAGCAACTGGCTGACCGGTACCGATAACGGGCAGGGCTTGTCGTCGGTGTGGGGCAAGTTGTTGGGCAGTGCGGGTGGGTCGTCCGGCTCTGGTGGTGGCCTGTTCAGTGGTCTCGCCGGTCTCGGTAAAAATCTGTACTCCGCTTGGAACACCGTCACCGGTGTTGGCTCGTCGATTGCCTCGGGCTATGCGTCTGGCGGTGTCGGCGGTGCTATTTCGGGTGGCGTTGGCTATTACGGAAATTTGCTCAGTAGCTTGGGTACCACTCTTTCGGGCGGCTTCAGCAGTATCGTGGGCGCTATCACGGGATCCACCGCTACCCAAGTGGCGGCTAACGCTGCAACTTCGGCCGCCCTGCAAGGCGCTGTGGCACAGGGTGCAGCGCAAGTCGGCACAAGCATAGGTATTGGTGGTGCTGCGCAATTAGGCGCTGGGGCAGCGGCAGGCGCCGGCACAGCGGCAGCTGCAGGAGCGGGCGCTGGCTTCTACGCGTCCCTTGCTGCCATGGCGTCTAACCCTGTTGGCTGGGTGATTGCTGCAGTCACCTCTGCATATCAGAGCGGGAAGCTGTACGACCAAGGTGTGCGCTGGAATACCAAGGATGTGATGAATACCGACTTGGTGAAGTATTCAGGCGGGATTGGGCAAAGCATGCTGGCGCCTTTAGCGCTCACCAACAACGTTCTGGAGAAAGTCGTTGGTGGGAAGATGGCCGCGATTTTCTCGGGGTCTACCTTTGCATCTGCAATTATCACCAAGGTCAGCGAAAAGATCTTCGGCGGCAGTTGGACCACTAAGGACGGCGGTCTAT